CTGCAAACGGTGTTTAACACATTTTGTGCGGCCTAGTTTTGCGTGATTTAGCGTAATGCTAGGAGTGATTCACTTATTTGTGTTTACCTTTTACAGTGGTTATTTTTAAACCCCTTTTGTTTAGGATTAGTTTTGTTTTGCGCTTTGCCTTTAGTGAGCAGTACTTTTTTATCACTAGTAAGACCGCCGTCTTTTGCCAGGTCCTATTGGCTTTGCGCTTATAATAATTACTAGGTATTTTCATGCCACATCCATTTTGTTTGATGTGTTTTGTGATATCTTTTTATTTTAATAAATACTAGACATTTTCAATTTACATTTGTTGTGTGTTTTGTTCATTGATATGTCTTTTTAAAAAAAAAAAAAAAAAAAAAAATATAAGATATTTAAAAAAAAAAAAAAAATATAAGATATTTAAACACCAAAAAAAATATAAAATAACAGAAGGCTTTATATTTCACGAGGATTCCGAGGCTAGTATTCGGTAACGCTCAGAAAGGTTTTTAAGTGGAATATTTAGTGCGATTATAAAAAGTTCCTGCTGGTGAAACTTTCTTGGGCGGTCCGAATCGTCAAGGACTAACCGGGTGGCACATCTTTCCTTTCAGGTCTCGGGGCATCCCCAAGATAGTAAGTCGGGCATAATGCCGGCGATTTCCGGTTCTTTTTCATCTTTTTGCTCTGTGTATATTGATCCTTGTTGGACGATTGCATGGAGGGTCACTTAAAGCTCTGTTGACGCTCCGGTCCTAGAGCCTGCATTTGATTTGGATTCATCCTTGTCAAATGTTCGTTGAGCCGAATCCTCACCAGGAGTTCAAGGAGGTTCCGTGTATTTTGGTGTTTTGTACACGCCTTGGATTTCTTTAATGTAGAATCACTTTACGTTTTTAAGTTAAACAAAACACACAAGCTATTTGGGAAGCTTACAACAACGACCACTGCATAATATCGATATATATGATCACACTGATATTATGCGCCAACGACAACAATGAATACACCGATTATGAACAACATTGATTATGATCAGCTACGTGCTGCAGTTATTGACGATCCTTATGTTACTGTGAAGATATTCACTTCTGGCGGAAAACTTTCGCTTGGTTTGTTCGTGGAGGAGGGTTTGCGAGATTTTGTCTCTAGGACCCGTATTGTGGCTACCAAAGTGCAGCATTTGACTGATGAACAGTGTGATGCTTTGGAGATCATCGATGAATACCATGGTTGGAAGAGATATTCTCTTTTGCACAACATTGTCAAGCGCATCTATGATAAGAGGAAAGCTGTCCATGTCGTTCCTAATCCCAGTTATGCTGACGATCAAGTACACATGATTATTAACAGCATGTTGAGTGGATCTTTATACAGGGCCCACTCTTCACGCGGGAGAGAGATTGGCGATGAGAGTTTTTACTCCATCATATCTTGTTTTGAGGGCAGAAATCTTGAGAGAGTTTTTTTGCTTTCCGAACGCTGACGCGGAACTTAAGGACATGCTCGTTTATTATATTGAGCGAGCTGAGACTTTATCCCCACGCTTCACTGATCGCCATATTAGGGGCAGAACCATACCACTCATGCGTGATGTGTTTGTCCAACCACAAGCTGGTGGAAGCGAGGTGTCGTTTGTTGACTCATTTATGCATCACATCAAGACTTTCATCTCCTCCATCTTTTCCAAGATTTGCAACATTGGCTTTCAAGGATTTGATCTTGTTATCATAGTCCTTGTTTACCTTTATGTTGGAGGACTGCTTAAGCGTAATCTCAGCTCTGTTGTGGCCACTTCTGTGTTGTACATCCTTGGGTACAAGGTTATGCAGATTGTCATTTTGGAGGGAGAGAAAAACCATAAGGGTAGCGCGCGGAAGAAGTGGAGCGCTGAGGCCCGTGAGATCATGGATGAGGTTTACCGCCTCTGTTTTGTTGAGGATGGAATGGATGATAGCCCTAATTTAAGAAAGAGGAGGCGTGATGAAAATGATTTTAATGCAACGGTCAAGCCTGATTCTGATGGTGTTGAACCACAGGGTTTGGTTGGACCAGCAATAGGTGCTGCAGTCATTGGTATATTTGCCAGGAAAGTCCCAGTATACAGATTGGTGACTGATTCTACCAAGCTTATGGCCGGTATTGACATGATTAGTACAGGATGTGTCACCAACCTGGAGACCGTTTTGAATTTTTTTTGTCGATTAGCTGGTAAGGAGCATTACTTTTCTTTTGGTGTATCCCGGACCGTCAAGGTTTGGTTTAGGAGTGTTAGTGACTTTCAGGTGCGGTTCGCACATGGAGGTGAAGCTTGTACAGATGTCGCCATGCGTGGCACATTTCGATCCCTGGTGAATTGTGGTTTGAATTTACGCACAAATACTAGGTGCACAAAGGAACTTGCCTTGATTGCAAAAGGTTTGGATACGTTGGAGAAACTTGGTAAAAGTTTTCCGCAGATTTCAGCCAACGCGAGGATGGAACCCATTGTTGTGATGTTAAGAGGCGAGCCCGGCATAGGCAAGACCATGTTGATGAGGTTTATCTCCGAATTTATATATAGGAGGTTACTTAGTCCAGAGGTCAAAAGTGCTTTTGGCAGTGCGGCTGCCTGTATGTACCAGAAGGGCACCAGCAAGTATTGGGAGCAATATGGTGGTCAACCCATTTTGGTCATGGATGATTGGGGTCAGGCCATTCAGAAAGCTGGTGATGAGGACAATGAGATGGCTACCTTTATTAGAGTGGTCAACCAGTGGCCTTTTCCGTTAAATATGGCTTTTGAAAATAAGGGCAAGGTCTTGTTTAATTCTGATTTTGTTTTGATGACCACGAATTTGCAGAATATGTCTTACATCCGCACTTTAGTTAATTCATCTGCAGCTGTTGCCCGTAGGTTTGATTTGGCTTTACATGTCGAGAAAAATCCGAATATGCAACTGGAAAGCGTTGTCACGAGTGACGACGCAGATAAATGCTGGACGTTTTTTGATCATGATTTTAATGAGGGCCACACTTCACCCAAAGGGTGCAATTTGGGTGAGTTGTTTGCTAGAATTGGGGCTATTTACAGATCTAAGCAGGGATTTGGTTCTCATTTGAATTCAGTGGTGTCACCTATTCTTGACGGTTATTTTCCAGAACCCCAATTGGCTGTAGTCCCTTACGTTGGAGCTGAAGTTCCGCTTGCAGAGGTTGAGCAACAGGGTGCCATAGTGAACGCCTGTGTTGCTGGAGCTGTTTTAATTGCGGGCGCCAAAATTGTTGGTAGAGTCAAGAGGGTTGTGAATAGGGTAAAGAAAGTAGTCGGAGTCGTTGATATGGCCGCCAAGTTGACCGCTATTGTCACAGGTATAGTTTTAGCGGCCAAATTTTTGGGTTCCGCCATCAAATCGGTCGTTCGCCATTTTTTTCCACCCAGAGTGGAGCCCCAGGTGCAAATGCAAGACGAGGTCGCCCTTAAAATATCAAATAACATAATCCCATTTCACTTGATAAACGGAGTGAAGCTGGGTAATTTGTTATGCATTGATGGTAGTAACGTGTTATTGCCTTATCATTTTGTGGTGGCGGCACGAGCGAAAGGTGTCAACTTGAGTTTTACCCATCTCGATAGGAAGGTTGTTTTGAATTTGATTGGGGTTAAACCTTTGACTGGCGACAAAGATGCTTGTGTCATACGCTTGGATAAACCTTTACAGGGTGTGAGAGATATTAAACACATGTTTGTGACTAAGTCCTCTTATAGGAATTCAGCCCCGGTTATTTATTTAGGTGATATGAAGAGTCACTTTTCACGTGGCGTCGGTGGGGAGCAATTTGTGCGTTATACAGATGCTACTTACACTGCTAAATCTAGGGTTATCCCGTATGATGCTCCGACGAGAATAGGTGACTGTGGAGGAGCAGTTATATCCGCTAAGACCAATTCGACCAACAGGTTGCTTGGGATACATGTGGCAGGTGATGGTTATGGAAAAGCTTACTATTGCCCGATCACTTTGGAAGACCTTAGTTTTGTCCAGGCCCAGGGTGCTAGCATTACGGTTGTTGACAGCATTAAACCCATGCACAACCCTGGTTTGACCAAATTTGCGCCCACTTCTTACACTGGGGTTTTGGCCCCTACGGCGTACAAGCCCGCACACTTGCGCCCTGCAGATGATATTAATGGTCAGCGGGTTGATCCTATGAGGAAGGCTATTGCCGATACTGACGTTGATTTTGACACCATTTCTCCACCCCCCAGTTTTGTTGAAGCCACCAAATTTGTTATTGGAGATATCATGCGCCACTTGGATAAGGAGTGTATTAAGAAGTTGGATTACACCTCTCAGGTGGGAGGATTTGTCCACCCTTACGGTAGGGGGATTAATAGAGGTACATCTCCGGGATATCCGTATTGTTTGGAGTTTTCCAATAAGCGCCCTATTTATGGTGATTCAGATTGGGTGTTTGATTCACCACCAGCTTTGCGAGTTGAACAGGATGTCATTGCTTTGGAACATCGCTATGCGAATGATCTCAGTGAACCCAAAGTTCTTTTTAGGGACGTTCTGAAAGATGAATTGCTTACCAGAGGCAAGATAGATACTGTCACAACTAGACTTATTGCGACGTCACCGCTGCATTATTCTTTGCTTATAAGAAAGTACACATTGGGGTTTGTAGCTGAGTTCATGCGCAATAGAATGAAGCATGGTTGCCTTATTGGTGTGAATCCGTATTCTGAGGAGTGGAATATTGTGCATAGTAGGTTATCTAGATTTAGTACTAAGATTTACGATGGGGATTTTAAGCAGTTTGATAAGCGTCAGCATCCAGCTGTGCTTAAGTGCATTTGTGATACTCTGGCCGACGCCTTATATGATGATCCTATTGATAGAAAGATTTTGAAGGGTGCTTTGAGAGAGGTATATATGAGTAATCACATTGGTGGCGACGCTTTCAAGTCTTCTGAGATTTATCAGAAAGTCGGGAGTTTACCCAGTGGTCACCCCCTTACCAGTATATTGAATAGTATTTATAACAAGGTTATATTTATATCTGGATGGATTGATGCTTTTGGTGATGCCACATTGGTTGATTTAGAGTCAAATTTGACTTTGTTTGTCTATGGTGACGACAACATTTTTTCTACTTCTAGGCGATTCCAATCATTTGATTTTGATCATATGGTTAGTGTTGCCGAAGGATTTGGAATGAAATACGTCGTTGCCACAAAGGATGGGGAAGCTGGCGATGTCCAGTTTCTTAAGCGCAATTTTGTGTTGAGGGATGGGTATTGTTATGCAGCTTTGAACGTTGATTCCATTGAAGATATGTTGAATTGGCGTAAGAAGACTACCACCGATGAAGAGCATCTTCAAGCCGTTGTGCCGTGTGTTATGCGCGAGGCGGTGGCTCATGGTTTTGATTATTTTCAGCATATTGTGACAACTTTATTTGCCCATTTTGGTAAGGATTTGCACGCCCACACTAAATTTGGGTTGGGTGAGATTAATATGGGTTATGAGCTGTGGCAGGCTGCTTTTAGGGGTTTTGTCCCCGCTTGGTCTTCGGATATGGATATTGATTTTGAGGCTGGATTTTTAGTCGAATCTAGCGCAGCTGACGGGTTTGGCGAGCCTGTTGGGCATGAGCGCCAATTTATTTTCCCCCAGTCGGGTTTTTCACACAAGAATATAACAAAAATGGATAACACTCAAAATTTAAACAACAAAACAAATCTTATAGGTACTGGTACCTTACAACCAGATGGCGCTCGACAAGATGATGGTCATACTAGTCTCGTCGCAGTGCCCCATGATATGGCTTACCCGACCACGTCGGACAACAGCCATGGCCTTGAGATCTATAGGCCTCCTCCGCGTTTATTTGATAGGCCAGTTGCTTTGGCTTCTGGCACTTTTGATAATGGTTCTGTTGGCGTTGCTTATGACATTAATTTTAATGAATCGACCGTTTTAGTTTCTGAGAATTTAAATAATGCAGCCGGTTTTGTAGGGATCCGCTTTTGCATGAAGTTTACTTTGGTGGTTTCCGCCCCACCCCAATCTGTTGGAATAGTTAAGATGGCTTTGTACCCATTTACAGGAGTTGATCAATTGGGCGGTAACGACAAGAGCGGTTATGCTCCTTTATGGTCCCAAACTCCTAATGCCGAATTAAATCTTGCTGATTGCACATCAGTGGAGTTATGCTATGATTATAAGTTTTACCGACAGTACATTAGATTAGGAGCCTCCACCCCTTCTCCTTATTTGTATTTGGTTTTGGGCTCATACACACCTGTTGCTGCACCCCTTACTGCCACCACTCCAGTTAGTTATACTTTATATGTTTCGTACACTGATGTGGAGTTGATAGGCCCTGGCAGTGGTTTGGTCACAGTCATTGCACAAGCCGGATTGGAATTTAAGGCTGTTGGCCCCGTTTCTACCATTATGCAATACACATCCAAGATTGCAAATGGAATTTCGGATAAGATACCCATTCTCACTAAGTATCTCAACCCAGTCAGTTGGATTGCCTCAGGTATTGGTTCTTTGGCTGCGCAGTTTGGATATAGTAGGCCGAATCGATCAGCCAATAAGTTGATTCAGAGTACCATTGGTCGGACTTATAACACTGCTTTGACTATTACTAATGCCGCTGAATTTGGTATGATTGATAACAACCAGATTGCGGTCATTGATGACATTGGTTTTAATAATATTGATGAGATGTCTTTCGCCTTTTTGACTTCAGTCCCCGGTTGCATATATCGTGGGTATCTTAGCACCAGCGACGTGGCCGGTAGTTATAAATGGAGTTGTAGTGTTAGTCCACATTATTTTATCTTTCAGAATCAAGGTACTGCCTCTTCTTACACTCAGTTAACTGCTGATGTGATAACTTCCGCTGGCTCTAATGTTGCTGTACTTCCCACTCCGATTTTTATGTTGTCACGCTGTATGAAGTATTGGCGTGGTGATTTGACTTTTCGTTTTAAGTTTGCTCGTAGCAAATTTATGGGCGGTCGCGTGTTACTTGGTTATAATCCCAAGCCTGATAGTCAGAATGGTGAGGTGGTTGCTGGTAGCGTCCGCTATGAATATCCCAGCATCATAGTGGACTTACGCGAAGGTAGTGTGTTTGACTTGGAGGTGCCCTATAACCATCCGAATGAAATGATACCCACCACTGCTACTTTAGGCCCGGTCAACAATGGTACAGTTTTTATGCGAGTTTTAGATCCACTTTTGGTTTCCTCAGATATAACTTCCACTTGTTATTTTGTGGTTGAAGTTTTTTCCAAGAATGGTTTGATGTTTGGTGCACCCACCAGGAACCCTTTTGGGTATTCCCCTACAAGCGCCACTATCTATGCTCAAAGCGGCTTGAGCACTTTTGAGCGAGTTATTGGAGAACCTGTTTTGTCAGCTAAGCAGTTGATTTCCAGGCCTACGTGGAACCCTGTCCCTTCTGGCGGCACTACAGCTTGGTTTACGTTGGCCATAGGAGTGCCTTTAACTTACGACACTACTACTAACGTCGGCCAGTTTCCTCTGAATTCGCTTTGGACCGACCCAACTTTGACTGCTGGATCTATGTCCTACCTTAATTTTCTCCTCCCGGCATATCGTTTTTGGCGTGGATCTTTCATTTTGAATTACTTACCAGGTATTGGTGAGACCGTTAGCATAATTGGTGCGTCTAGGTTTGACGCGATTCAGGGTGTTCCTTTATTGAGGGAGCAAACTGTTTTAGCGAGCGCCCGATGCCCTTATTACGCGCCATACACCAAGAGCCCCACTATACCCGACCCCCAGAGTTTGGAGAGTTTAACTCTTTTGACCTCCACAACTAATCCAGTCGGTTTGTATAGTTTGGTCCCCGGAGACGATTTTCAGATGGGCGCTTTTACAGGCTTTGGCCCAGTTTCCCAGTACAGCATGGATATCGTTGGGGATTTGATCTGGTAGTACGAGTGAACGCTCTGAACGAGGCGCACAGCGCATCCCCCGTCTCTGCCCGTTACGATACTCAGGGCGTCGAGATGGTCACAATGCATTCACTGCAGTAGCTGGTGTGGCTTCTTGCGTCCATCAGACTCGAATCTCGATCAGAGAGAGCCTTGGAGAAGTTGAGCAGCATCATTGGCGTTCTATGCACGTCGTTGGCTCTATCCTCTTGAATCAGAGCTGCGAAGACGGCAACGATGTTCTTGGACTCGAAACGCATGCTCGCCACGAAACCTCTCTACGTACGTCCAGCTACTTAGGACGGATGAGAATGAGTGTCGGTGCTGAACTCAGGTCTATACTTCACAGAGTGCATTCAGTTGGATATTCCGTCGATCCTGACCGCCAATGCGAACCTCTTTCCAGGTCCTCGCGGTAGCCCAGGAGCCATGAACGATGTACGGCCATACTCATCACGATCTTGTTCGAATGCTTCATGCTTGCTCACAGAGACCTACCATGACCTACTGTGGAGTCCATGCACTACTACAAACAAATGTCAACGGTGATCTCATGGGTCTTGACTCGACAACTGGTGACCATATCCAGTGGACGCTCGGTCAGGCCAAGACGCTCGGATGCTGGAAGGAAATCCGATTCCCCCCGGGATGGCTCTCCTCTGCGAAACGCAGTAGCGCAGGATGCAAGCAAGGCAGG